CTTTATTTTTTCCCCGCGGGGATTTTTGAGGTTTGCGATTTTGGTTTGGGCGGTTTGGCTACAGGCCTAACGATTTCCCTGCACCGTTGGGTTTTCTGTGGTGCTCCTTCCCGACGAGTATTCGAGGACTTGGTACTCCTCGAAAGGCGGGTCGAAGTCGTTGGGTCTGTAGTCAAACCGCCCAGATCTATTCTCTTACTTCCCGGACTAGGAGGTAACTCAATGGGAGGCACCAAAAAGTCTCGGGTCTCAGGGGCTACTACCCCCGAGAAGCAGGAGCATATCCTAATCGGGCTCGCTTATGAGCTTGCCGAGCGTCAATTGCGGGATGGTACTGCATCTCCGATGATCGTTTCACAGCTTTTGAAGAGGGGCACCCTTCGAGAAGAGCTTGAATTAGAGAAGTTGCGTAGAGAGAATGCCGTTCTCGAGTCTAAGAAGACAGTTCTCGACTCCAACACCAACACTGAGCGTCTCATGGCTGAGGCCATTTCGGCCATGCGTTCCTATCAAGGTGATGAGTGATGGATACGCGACTGAATGTAACCGAGCTCTTTCGATTGAAGTCTTTCGAGGATCGGTTCGAGTATCTGAAGCTCGGCGGGAACGTCGGAGCAAGCACTTTCGGTTTCGATAGGTATTTAAACCAAAGATTCTATAGATCGCCGGAGTGGCAGTCGGCCCGCAACGAGGTTATACTTCGTGACAATGCCTGCGACCTCGGTATCGATGACCGAGAGATCTACGCCAACATTTTGGTTCATCATATGAACCCAATTTGTCCCGAAGATCTGGAATACTACAATCCAGACATACTCAACCCTGAGTATCTGATAACGACAACTCTTGAGACTCACAACGCCATTCATTTCGGCGATAAGAGTTTACTATACAGTTTGCCGCCCGATCGGGCTCCCAACGATACGGTTCCTTGGAGGTGAAATGTCGTCAATCGTCGAAGACGTTAAAGAGGTTTTAGGAATCGATAGCCGTGGCTACGGTTTCGATACCGATATCTGTATGCACATCAATACCGCTATCTCCACTCTTCGCCAACTCGGAGCCACGGACTATCGGGAGTTTATAGCCGATTCGGGACCTGTATGGGAAGACTTGTTCAAACCTGAGATGTCTCTATTCCTTGTTCGGAGTTACGTATACCTTCGATGCAAGTTGCTCTTTGATCCGCCGTCGAACTCTTTTGTTCAAACAGCCATCGAGAAACAGATTAGCGAGCTTGAGTGGCGGATTCAGGTCCTCGCGGAAAGTGAGTCAAAATGACTTTTGATTCCGTAGACGACGTCCTGGCGCATTTCGGTGTCAAGGGTATGAAGTGGGGCGTTCGAAAAAAGCGACCCAGCGTTTCCAAGTCCCGTAAGACAAATCAGCACGGAGACTATAAGCACGCACATTCCAAGACGCCAAATCACAAGCTTTCCAACAAAGAGCTTCAGCGTCGAGTGACTCGACTGAATCTTGAGAAGCAGTATCGAGATCTGACTGCGAAACCTCAGAGTAAGTATCGTAAGAAGCTCGGTGAGAAGTACGCTGAGAACTTTGCTAATGTCACCATGAAGATTGCGGGTGCTGCTGCTGGGGCCGCCGCTGGTTACGCGGTGAAGGCACTTCTCGATAAGGCTGTTTCTGGCGGATTTGACGCGGCTTCCGCCGAGAAGATTTCCAACGGGTTCAATACTATAAGGAAGTTTGTCAAATGATCTATGAGTATCCCGATGATTTCTTGGCGCACTACGGCGTTAAGGGTATGCGCCGAGGCGTTAGGAAGCAGCGAGTTCTTAAAGGCCGCCGTCAGAAGACAGCATATGATAAGTGGAAGCGGCAAACCAAGGTTCGACTAGCTCTTACGGCTGCGGCCGGAGCGTATGGTATTGGTGTGCTTCACGGAAAGGTTCCTCCGGCGTCGTTGGTCGCCCGAGCCACCTATAATTCAGGTAGGAAGGCCTTTGCTCGAGCCCTCGCTAAGCAGGCAGCCAAGCCGGTGTATGTTAAGTCTACTCTTCGAAAGCTTGCGTGATATATAATGGATGTACATTTCGATGATGAAGTCCTCGCGCATTTCGGTGTGCGTGGTATGCGTTGGGGCGTTCGACACGCTAAGATTGTAGCTAAGAAGCAGTATAATCGTAGCAATACAACCCTCAATAAGAAGATCAAAGCCGAGGAGGAGCGAGGTCATCGAGCCTACGATGACGCGTTTAAGTCTGCTCGACGAGCTGGGAAGCGTCGCATGGATGCTCACCGCGATGGTGTTGCCGCTATGAAGCGCAGCGATGCAAAGGTCGCTAAGCTTGAAGAGGGCTACGGCAAGATCGACGCCACCTATAGGAAGAAGCGCGCCGGAATTCGCGAGGATGCTCGAGCCACGAAGAAGGCTGTCGGACATCTCGAGACCGCCAGACGTCTCGGTGCCCCGAAGTATGCTCTTCGCGTTCTCGGTGGTAATATGGCGTCTGTTCGAAACTCCGAACGCCGCAAGGAGTTCGAGAAGCGACAGAATCGGCGTAAACGCCGAGGGGGTTAACCACCAAAGTCAAAATGGAGGATAGCGATGCTCAGCAACACCGCGACGCCGAAGTACTACGGCGAGTTTCGAGCCAAAGTGCTTAGAGGTGATATTCCGGTGTGTCGGGAGATCGCTATGGAAATGAATCGGATCGATGGTTTGATCGCAGATCCGAACATCTATTACGACGATCGCGCCGTAGACGGTTTCGTTAGGTTCGCAGAAGCGGAGATGACGCTAACTGACGGCGAAGAGTTGAAACTCCTAGACAGCTTTCTACTATGGGCCGAGCAGATCTTCGGTTGGTGGTACTATGAGCAGCGTTCGGTTTACGTCCCGAATGAGAACGGTCATGGTGGTCACTTTGAAAGGCAGCGAGTAAAGCTTCGCTTGACGAATAAGCAATATCTGATCGTCGGGCGCGGTGCCGCAAAGTCTCTATATGAGACTCTCCTCCAAGCCTACTTCTTGGTGATCGACACAACTACCACCCATCAGATCACAACTGCTCCTACAATGAAACAGGCAGAAGAGGTCATGAGTGCTTTTCGAACCGCCATTGTTCGAGAGCGCGGACCGCTGTTCAAGTTTCTGACCATTGGGAGTCAGAACTCCACATCGAATAAAGCACTTCGACCCAAACTCTTTCCATCAAAGAAGGGTATTGAAAACACCCTCACTGGAAGTCTTCTTGAAGTTCGTCCTATGACGATTGATAAACTTCAGGGGCTTCGAACCAAGATGAATACTGTCGATGAGTGGTTGTCTGGTGATATCCGGGAAGATGTTGTGGGCGCCATTGAACAGGGTGCTTCAAAGATCAAGGATTATCTGATCCTTGCTGTATCTTCTGAAGGAACGGTTCGAAACTCAGCCGGGGATTCTATGAAGCTTGAGCTTCTTAAGATACTAAAAGGTGAGTTCTACGATCCGCATACTTCCATTTGGTATTATCGATTAGATGATATTAAAGAAGTGGCCGATCCGGAGATGTGGATTAAGGCGCAGCCCAATATTGGGATTACTGTGTCGTATGAGACATATCAGAGAGACGTAGAACGAGCCGAGCACGTTCCTTCCGCTAGGAATGATATCCTGGCGAAGCGTTTCGGAATACCTATGGAGGGGTATACCTATTTCTTCACATATGAGGAAACGTTACCCCACCGCCGTCGGGATTTCTGGGGTCTTCCATGCTCTATGGGCGCTGACCTTTCTCAGGGCGATGACTTCTGTGCATTTACTTTCCTGTTCCCATTAAGTCGTGGCGAATTCGGCATCAAGACTAGATGTTATATATCAAGTCTAACGCTTGCCAAACTCCCAACGGCTATGCGAAGAAAGTATGACGAATTTATCGAGGAGGGTTCGTTACAGGTTCTCGAATGCTCCATTTTAGACATGATGGAGGTGTACGATGATCTGGATCGTTTCATCGATGATTCTCGTTACGATGTTCGGACGTTCGGGTTCGACCCGTACAACGCAAGAGAGTTCGTAGATCGCTGGGAGAAAGAGAACGGTCCCTATGGTATCGAGAAAGTTATTCAGGGAGCAAAGACGGAGTCTGTCCCTCTTGGTGAACTGAAGAAACTTTCCGAAGAGCGTTGTCTTCTATTCGATGAGGTGCTTATGCAGTTCACTATGGGTAATTGCATCACGCTCGAAGATACTAACGGTAACCGCAAACTTCTCAAAAAGCGTCGCGATGCTAAGATCGACTCGGTGGCTGCGATGCTTGACGCTTTTGTAGCGTTCAAGTTGAATAAGGAGGCGTTCGAATAATGAGGAGGGCTAAACGAATTGGCTGATACTTTCGGCACCAGGTTAGCCCACGCCTGGAACGCGTTTACGGGCCGGGAGAACCCTAAGGAGTACTGGACTTCAGGACCAGTAACTACTATGCGGCCGTCTTCGGTGACGAGACGTCTTCTCCCGAACGATAAGTCACTAATTAAGACAATCTACAACCAGATTGCTATCGACGTCTCATCGGTGAACTTCCGCCATGTTCGCGTCGATCAAAATGGTAGATTCAAAGAGGAGATGCGCTCCGATCTGAACGATTGTCTCAGTGTTGCTCCTAATCTGGATCAGACGATCCGTCCATTCATTCAGAGTTTGGTACTTAGTCTGTTCGACGAAGGGGCAGTTGCCCTAGTTCCTGTCGATACTACTCTGAACCCTCGAGAGACAGAGTCTTTTGATATCCGGTCTATGCGGGTCGGTCGAGTTGTCGATTGGCGACCACGGTATGTCACTGTTGAAGTGTACAACGATGAAGACGGACAGAAGCATGAAATCCTCATGCCTAAGAAGTCGGTAGCCATTATCGAAAACCCGATGGCTGACGTTATGAATGGTCCTAACTCGACCATCTCCAGACTTCAGCGAAAACTGTCCATCTTGGACTCGATTGACGAAGCCGCGGGTAAGGGTAAGTTGGATCTAATCATTCAACTTCCATATGTCATCAAATCTGAGGCTCGCCAAGAGCAGGCTAAGAAGAGACAGGCAATGATCGATGAGCAGCTTAACAACTCTGCTCACGGTATTGTTTATACCGACGGTACTGAGAAGATCACTCAGCTCAATCGTCCGGCCGAGAACAATCTCTTGGATCAGATTAAGTTCCTCAACGAGGAGCTATACAACCGATTGGGCATGCCTGCCGATGTCTTTCAGGGCAAGGCGACCGAAGAGATGATGCTTAACTATTGGAACCGATGCGTCGAGCCAATAGTTGCGGCGATTGCTGATTCTATGAATCGAACTTTCTTAACTAAGACTGCTCGAACTCAGGGACAGCGAGTCATCTATCAGCGCGATGTGTTCCGTAACACTACGATCACTGGTCTCGCTAACGTCGCTGATATTCTCATCCGGAATCAAGTTCTCACGGGTAATGAACTTCGACCGGTATTCGGGTTCCCACAGTCTGATGAGCCAATCGCTGATCAGCTCGGCAATCCTAACGTCAATCAGTTGGACTCGTATGGAGGTAACAGCTATCCGGAGGACGCTGATCCAACCTACTACGATGAACAGGAGGAGTAGTCAAAATGGGAGTTTCGAAGCAGGACTTCGACTTCAGTGGCTACGCTACTCGAAACGACCTGCGCTGCTCTGATGGACGAACGATTCGTTCTGACGCATTCGTCGATAACGACGGAGGTGTTGTCCCGCTTGTTTGGCAGCACGGGCATAATTCTCCCGACAACGTTCTCGGTCATGCCATGCTCGAGAATCGTAAGGACGGGGTATATTGTTACGGGAAGTTTAACAACAGCGAGTATGCATCGACCGCGAAAGAACTTGTGGCTCATGGAGACGTGACCAGCCTTTCCATCTTTGCTAATAAGCTGAAGCAGCGAGGTGGCGATGTTCTGCATGGAAACATTGTCGAAGTGAGCCTCGTTCTGTCGGGAGCCAATCCCGGAGCCCGAATTGATAACGTCTCCCTTCAGCACTCAGACGGGTCTGTCGAGGAGCTTGACGAAGCTATCATCCATACAGGTCTCTCTCTGAGTCACGGAGATGAGCCCGAAGAGAATAACTCCAAGGAGAACGAAGTGGCTGATTCTGAAGAGACCGTTGCGGATGTCCTCGAGACCCTCACTGATAAGCAGAAGGATGCTGTCTACTATGTGATTGGTCAGGCGCTTGAGGACGCCGCCGACGACAACGACGACAACGACGACAACGACGAGGAAGACGAGGCTATGCACTCCAACATCTTCGAGAACGAGAACACCATGACCGGTTCCGACGACGAGTACGCTCTGGCTCACTCCGCTGTCGTGGACGCTCTGGACGACGCTCGGTCTCACAACCTCAGCTCCTTCAAGGACGCATTCCTTTCCCACGCGGGAACTTACGGTATCGACAACATCGATATCCTGTTCCCTGATGCTCGGGCGGTTACTGACGAGCCCACTTTCATCAAGCGTCGGACTGATTGGGTCGCAAGCGTTCTCGACGGGGCTAAGCACTCTCCGTTCTCCCGAATCAAGTCCATTCACGCGGACATCACCGACGACAAGGCTCGTGCTCTTGGTTATGTCAAGGGTACCCGGAAGAAGGAGGAGGTGTTCAAGCTCCTCAAGCGAGTGACGACGCCTACCACCATCTACAAGAAGCAGAAGTTCGATCGTGATGACCTTATCGACATCACCGACCTGAACGTTATCGCCTGGGTCAAGAAGGAGATGCGTCTCATGCTTGACGAGGAGCTCGCTCGTGCGGCTCTGATCGGCGACGGTCGCGACATCTCTTCCCAGGACAAGATCAACGAGGAGAACATCCGTCCTATCTGGAAGGATGACGAGCTCTACTCGATCAAGGTTATCCTCGACAAGAAGGTTGTCGGTGAGGACCTCGTCGATGCCTTCATCAAGGCTTTCGCCGACTACGAGGGTACTGGTACACCCACCCTTTACACGACCAAGACGATCGTTACCGACCTCCTCCTGCTCAAGGACAAGATCGGCCGTCGCCTCTACGAGACCAAGGCTTCTCTGGCCTCGGCTCTGGGAGTCGCCGACATCGTCGAGGTTCCCGTCATGAAGGGCGCCGCTCGAGACACTAAGAAGAACGGCAAGGTCGACCTTCTGGGTATCATTGTCAACATCGCCGATTACACCATCGGCGCAGACAAGGGTGGCGAGGTCAACATGTTTGACGACTTCGATATCGACTTCAACCAGTTCAAGTACCTGCTTGAGACTCGGTGCTCTGGTGCTCTGACCCAGCCGAAGACTGCTATCGTCATCGAGCGTAAGCAGGCGGACACCCCGGTCGTTCCTGAGGTCTGATAGGTCAAAATGGCACGTTTCGCAGGTCAGGTGGGGTTCGTCAAGTATGATGAGACGGCCCCCGGGGTCTATGAAGAGGTGATTGACGAACGCTTCTTCATTGGCGACGTTCTTCGTGGGCAGCGAAACTTGCGACCGGATGATAACAACATCCACGGACGGTTAAACGTTAATAACAGCATCAGCATTATTGCGGATAACCGAGCGATCGAGGAGATGTTTAGCATTCGGTATGTGGTTTGGATGGGGAATCGTTTCATCGTCACCAATGTCGAGATTCGATACCCCCGCGTGATACTTACAATTGGGGGCGTGTATAATGGGCCGTCGAGTTGAGCTACAGAAGCTCTTAGAGGAAATCTCAAATGGCGCTCCAGTCTATTTTCAGGCCCCCAATTACGTGTTAAAAACGGTTCCTACAATTGTGTATGAATTGGAGGACCGTAATACGCGTCACGCGGATAACATTCCGTATCGGCATATAAAGCTGTATTCGGTTACCGTCATATATCGAAATCCGGACGATCCGCTGCCTGACAAGATCGCAAACATTCCAGGATGTACTACAGACCGAATGTTCGTCACTGAAGGTCTATACCATCAAGTTTTCAGACTCTATTACTAGGAGATAGAATGGCAGTCATCGAGTGGGATAAGATCGGGGAGCACCGGTATGAGTCCGGTGTTGACCACGGTGTCCTCTTCGTTTGGGATAAGTCCAAGAAGGCCTATGGTAAGGGCGTTGCGTGGAACGGTCTTACTAAGGTCACCGAGAAGCCTTCAGGCGCTGAGGGTAACAAGAAGTACGCGGACAACATCGCGTACCTGAACATGGTTTCTGCTGAGGAGTTCGCCGCCACGATTGAGGCGTTCACCTACCCGGATGAGTTCCTGGCTTGCGACGGCGTTGCGATCCCCAAGAAGGGTGTCCAGGTCGGCCAGCAGGAGCGCGCATCTTTCGCCATGTCTTACCGAACCAAGGTCGGTAACGACACCGATGGTCAGGATGCGGACTACAAGATCCACCTGGTCTACGGTCTTCTGGCTTCCCCTTCTGAGAAGGGTTATGAAACCATCAATGACTCCCCGGAGCCTATTGCGTTCTCGTGGGAGGCCAAGTCCACTCCGGTTCCTCTCGCGGGTTTCAACCCGGTCTCGTCGATTACGCTTCTCGCATCTGAGTTCCAGGCTTCGGACCTCAAGAAGATCACCGATAAGATCTACGGAACCGCCTCCGAGGATTCGAAGCTCCTTCTCCCCGATGAGGTCTTCGCAACGCTTGGTATCACCGGTCAGGTTGGTCCGTGATTTAGATTAGGATAGTCCCGTGCTTACGTTAACAATAGATTCAATCGAATTCTACAATGAAGAGACTGAAACTTTTGAAGACCGAGGCGGCGGGACTATCCACCTCGAGCATAGCCTTCTGGCTATGTCAAAATGGGAGTCTGAGTGGAAGAGAGCCTTCCTACACTATCCTCCCAAAACCATGGATGAGGTTATTCACTACATCCGCTGCATGTCCCTGGATGGCGATATCTCAGACGACCTGATTCTCGGGTTGACTCCCGAACATATAGAACGGGTCTTTGAGTATATGTCCGATTCGAGGACCGCCTCAACAATCAACTCGCATTCCGGCAAAGAAAAAGAGAGCCCTGAACTAACCACAACTGAGTTAATATATTATTGGCTTGTCGCTCTCGATATTCCTTTCTCCTGTGAGACTTGGAACATCAATAGACTACTCATGCTTATCCGGATCAACAACATCAAGAACGAGCAGGCCAATCCTAATGCTCCAAAGCGACCGCAGGACGAAGTCGTCAGAGATTATCGTGCCGAGAACGAGCGTCGTAGAGCAATGTTCGGAACGAAAGGTTAGGGTATGAATTCCACAGAAGAGTTCCCCGAGGAGGCCTTCGCGCCTCAGGTACACATCGGTACCGACCCCATGGAGGACAAGGACATCAACGTGTCCCAGACTACTGAGGTGATGCAGTGAGCGTTGCACAGCAGGTTCTTGCACGAGCCGCTTCACGAATTGGATACTACGCCCCTAATGATCCGGAGCCCGGTTCGGAAGCCGGACGCTATTGGGCCAACAAGACGGGTCAGACTTGGCTGGCAGGACCTTCGGACAGCATCTGGTGGTGTATGCTGTTTGTCTCAATGTGTCTCGACGAGTGCGGGCAGATTGATGCCATCGGAGGTTTCTCCTTTAATACCGATTACACCATTAATAAGGTCCGGCAACACCCTGAGTCCTACTTCGTATCGGTTTACGATGCTGAGCCGGGAGACATCGTCATCTTCAATTGGGATGGCGGCGGTACTGACCACGTCGGATTTGTTGAGAAGAACCTGGGCGGCGGAGTCCTTCAGACCATCGAGGGTAACACCTCTTCTGGAGCATATGGCTCGCAGTCTGCGGGTAACGGCGTCTGGCGTCGAGTTCGCAGCGATTCGATCGCGTGTGTGATTCGCCCGGCGTATTCCGATTCCGAGGGCGGCTCTAGTGCTCCCGCTTCCGGTCCTGCCGATATCCGAGCCCTTCAGCAGGCGGTTCGAGCCGTTCCCGACAACGTTGCGGGTCCCAACACCCGTGCTCGTTGCCACGCTCTCGCTGCTGCTTCATCGTGGGGCGGTCGAACGTTCCCTTATGGTGTTCAGTTTACCCAGAGTGTCGTCGGCACTGAGCAGGATGGTATCTGGGGCGATGCTTCCGAGGAAGCTCATGACGCCACGGTCGAGGCCGTCCAGAGTGCTGTGGGCGCTGAGATCGATGGAATCTACGGACCTGACACCAACGCTCGGGTCAACTCAGCGCTCGATCGGGCAGAGCAGCCGTAAACGTCAAAATGGTAGTTAGGAGGCAATCGGATGGACTTTACGTTCAGCTCTACTGGAGACTACTCCCGAACTGAGTCTTGGTTGAAAGGACTCCGCGACGGAAAGTACCTGAAGGTTCTTGACGCCGCCGGGAGTAAGGGTGTGAACGCGCTGTCTAAAGCTACTCCGGTTGCCTCCGGCAGAACTGCTGGATCGTGGTCATATGAAGTCAAACGTAAAGGCAAGAGTGCCGAGATTGTTTGGAAGAATGACCACATCGAAAACGGGTTCAACGTGGCTGTTGGTCTTCAGTATGGTCACGGAACCCGTAACGGCGGCTATGTCCGGGGTGTCGATTATATTAACCCGGCTTTGCGACCTATTTTCGAACAAATACTACGAGATGTAGAGGGGGCTTTGAAGAATGGCTAGTATCGACGAGCGAATTGTATCGCTTAAATTCAACGCTGACCAGTTCTCCAACAACGTCAACAAGTCCCTAGGTCTTCTCGACCGACTTAAGCAGAAGTTGAACCTCAAAGGTGCCGGGCAAGGCATGGCTGAAGTATCTGGGGCCATCAACAAGGTCAACTTCAATCCAATTCTTAGCGGCATCGAGCGTGCCAGCAGCGGGTTCTCCACCCTAGCCATTGCGGCGGGTACCGCGCTTGGTAATATCGCGACGACTATTGCCTCAAAGGTTGGAAACGCTCTTAATTCGCTGTCGTTCAAACCCATGAAGGACGGCTTCGCCGAGTACGAGCAGGGTCTAAACTCAGTTCAGACTATTCTCAACAACACCAAATCCAAGGGTGAGTCTATTCAGACCGTTAACGCGGCTCTGAAAGAACTTAATCAGTATGCGGACCAGACGATTTATTCGTTCTCAGACATGACGAAGAATGCTTCGCTGTTCACCGCAGCCGGTGTGGGGCTTAAAGACTCTACCGCGGCCATTAAAGGTCTTTCCCAGTTCGCAGCTGTTGCCGGCGTCAACTCGCAAGAAGCTTCTCGAGCGATGTTCCAGATGTCGCAGGCCATTTCCTCCGGAACGGTTAAGCTTCAGGATTGGATGTCTGTTGAGAACGCTGGTATGGGTGGCGAGCAGTTCCAGAACGCACTCAAGCGAACCGCAAGGGCGCATGGTGTTCACGTCGATGAGCTGATTGCGAAGGAAGGCTCTTTCCGAGCATCTCTGTCTAAGGGCTGGCTCGACTCCTCCATCATGCTCGAGACTCTGTCTCAGATGGCGGGAGAGTATAACGAAGAGCAGCTCCGGACGATGGGCTACACCGATGAGGAAATCGCCCAGATCCAAGAGCTTGCCAAGACTGGTATGGACGCCGCCACCAAGATCAAGACCTTCTCTCAGTTGGTCGACGTGGTTAAGGAAGAGATGGGTTCAGGCTGGGCGGAGACTTGGCAGATCCTTCTCGGCGACTTCGAAGAGGCCTCCCAGCTTTGGACAACCGTTGGAAACGCCATCACAGGCACGCTTTCGGGAATGGCTAACGCTCGAAACCAGATGCTCCAGGGATGGAAGGATCTTGGCGGGCGAACCGAAGTTATTAATGCCCTGATCAACACGGTTAAGGGTATTGTCCCTCTGTTCTCGGCAGTAGGTAAGGCGTGGCATCAAGTATTCCCGCCCATGACTGCTCAGACACTGCTGGGTATTACCCATGGGTTCTCGACTTTCATTCAGAAACTGGTACCCAGCCAAGGAACCATCGATAAGATAGCCCGGGCATTCAAGGGCGTATTCTCGATTCTACATATCGGTGTGACTATTGTTACGTCCATCGGTAAGGTATTCGGGAAGATATTCTCCGCCTTTGGTTCTGGCGCTGGCGGGCTGCTGTCATTCTCTGCCAAACTCGGCGATTTAGCTGTTAAGCTTGATCAGTTCCTAACCGGATCAGGTCGACTTCAGCGATTCATCGAAGGATTCGGAGACATCGTTTCTGGTGTTATCCGAACCATCATTTCGTTCATCGGCGGCGTAGTTAAAGGCATCGGTGACTGGGCTAAGTCTATTCATCTCGTCGAGGGTCTCAAAGCCGCCTGGTCCGGTTTCAGAGACTCTATGTCGGGTGTGAAAGACGCACTTTCTAAGGTCTTGACCGTATTCACTCGGTATGACCAAGCGCTGACTGTTGCTCAGAAGTCGGGCGAAGGCGCTAAGTTCGTAATCGAGAAACTTAAATCGGCATTCTCTGGTCTGTTTAACGTCATCCGTAAGGTTGCTCCATATATCAAGACCGCCTTCGATAAGGTGTTCGAGGTTATTGGTAAGATCGCCAGCGGCATGTCTTTGGATAATATTCTGAAGAGTCTGTTGACGGTTGGTGGTCTTGGCGCACTTAAGAAATTCTCAGACGTCATGGGCGGAGTCCAAGGACTGATTGAGAAGTTCAAGAAGGGCGGTGACGATTCTCCGGGATTGATCACCAGGATCAAGGATGCCTTCAAGGGTCTTACCGATGCTTTGAATGAGATGCAGAGCACTCTTAAAGTCGCTCAGCTTATGACGATTGCTGTGGCTATCGGTATTCTTACCGCTTGCGTATACACCATTTCACGCATTCCGGCTTCGTCCCTGCTCAAGGCGACGGGTGCTATTTCTGTGATGATGGGGCAGCTCGGAGCTTCTCTGATGATGTTCACAAGCATCATTGATAAGAAGAGCACGAGCGACATCGTTAAGGCTACTGCGGCTCTGGTTCTGATTGCATTTTCTATTCGGATTCTTGCTGGAGCTGTCGAAAAGATGAGCAAGATTGAATGGAAGGGGCTTCTCAAAGGACTGGGTGCAACTATCGCGCTTATCGCGGGTATTACTGTGGCTATGAAGTTTATGGACTCTGATAACGGGTCCACACTTCGGGCAGCTGGCGCAATGATCTTGATAGCTTTCGCTATTCGAATGTTGGTCGGGGCGGTCGAACGTCTTGGACAGATCGAGTGGAAGAAGCTTCTCAAGGGTTTGGGTTCTGTTCTAGTTATTCTAGCAGCCATCGTTCTCGCTATGAAATTCGCAGGCACTGGTCCCACACTTCGAGGTGCTTTGGCGATTGTAGCCATCGCGTTCGCTATCGATATGCTCGTCAAACCTATCAAGAAGCTTGGTGAGACTCGATGGAAGGAGCTCGCTAAGGGTCTTGGTTCGGTCGTAGTTATCCTTGCTGCGGTTGCTGCATTCTCACACTTCTCGGGAGGAGCTAGTAGCCTTCTGAGTGCTGCTGGACTGTTCATCGTCGCGCTAGCGATCGAACGTATTTCCGGAGTCGTCACCGATCTCGGTAAGCAGAACTGGAAGACTCTAGCTAAGGGCCTTATCTCTATGGGTCTTGCTCTTGCCGCTGTCGGAGCGTTCATGGCTCTTGTCCCACCCACAGGGCTGCTCGCAGCTGCTGGTCTCGTTGTCGCCGCTTATGGTCTGAAGATCATTGGCGGGGTCATGGAGAAATGGGGTAAGATGTCTTGGAGTGAGATCGGTAAGTCTATGGTTATGCTCGGCGGGACTCTGCTTATTCTAGCCGCGGGTGTTACCGCTATGACTTTCGCTCTCCCAGGCGCTATTGCACTCGGAGTCGTTGCTGCTGCACTTATGGGACTATATCCAGTCCTTAATGGCTTCAGCAAGATGTCCTGGAGCGAGATCGGTAAGGGTCTTCTGATGCTTGCCGGAACTCTCGCGGTCTTCGTGATTGCAGGATATGCGGTTGCTCCTGTGGTTCTCCCACTACTCGGTTTGGCGGCAGCTATTACAGCTATCGGTCTGGCCGTGGCGTTGGCGGGAACTGGTGTCTTCTTGTTCGCCGCGGGGCTGGGTACTCTGGTTGCTATCGGAACCGTTGGGCTCGATGCGCTTAAGGCGACTCTGGACGCTCTAGCGGAATCGATTCCTAAGTTTGGAACATCTCTCGCTGAGGCATTTGTCAACTTCACGACGACTCTCGCCAACAACGTAGAGACTATGAAGGCGAACTTCGTGACTATCATCGGTTCGATGATTGATGCGGGCATTGAGCTCCTACCTAAGTTCACTGAGCTTGCTATCACGATTATCAATTGTCTTTGTGAAGCGGCTAAAGCGTGTATCCCAAACATCATCGATACTGGCTGGACTATTATTCTGGCCTTCCTTCGTGCTATGCGGGACCACGTAGGCGAAGCCACCAACATCGCGATTGATATTGTGCTTAACTTTATTTCGGCGGTTCGCGCAAGGCTCCCTGAGATTGTTGACGCCGGTTGGAAGCTGGTTATCGACTTCATCAACGCCATGACTCAGGCGCTGCATGACAATGGGCCGGCACTCCGAAAGGCCATCCGAGGCCTGATTAAGGAATTCATCAACCAGGGGAAGCTCGCGCTTCAGGAACAGGTCTCTGAAGTCAAGGAGAAGGCTAAGGGTATCGGTCAAGCGATCATTGACGGAACTAAGAACGCCATTAATAACGGTATTCAGTCCGTTAAGGATACTGCGTCTAGCATGGCTCAGGGCGCTCTCGCTGCCGCTAAATGGGCCCTCGGGATTAAATCTCCTTCTCGAGAGTTCAAGAAGGTCGGTAAGCATGTGGTTGAGGGTTTCATCGTAGGTGTGAACAACAATACGCCTAATGCTGAGAAGTCTACACGTACGCTGGCGATCAAGTCGATCAAGTCGTTCCAGAAGGCCGTTGAGGAGCAGAAGCTCAACGAGATGGTCTTGGCTCGACCCCAGATCAAACCCGTTCTGAACATGAAGAGTGTTCGTAAGGCTCTTTCGAATACGTCCGGAATGTTTAAGGCCGGTGTTAGCCTGGAGGGGTGGCGCTCGTTCGAGGAACGTCACCGGGATCTCGCAGGATGGGGAATTCGCGATGGCGGCGGACGTCTTGTCACGACCTACATGCTCAACGAGATCATGCGCAAACAACTCGCTCTTGAAGAGGAGCGAAACCGGGTGCAGAAGCCCACGCAAATTCAGTTCATTCAGAACAACACATCTCCGAAGGCGTTGTCTCCAACCGAGATTTACCGCCAGACGAAGAATCAGCTGTCAATGGCTAAGGGGGTTCTTGAACGGTGATTAACTCCATCGCTGCGATTTCCTACGCGGATGAGCGATTGGAGCTTACACTGAACGATCCTTATGAAGATGGTATAGCGGTGCTCAATGTCGATGGTATTGGGCCCGCTAAAGCCATCATTCATACATCATCGATCGCTTCCAATGACGGCGATGCTTTCAACGGCGCTAGGGTGGGCGGGCGAAACATCTCGCTCACCCTGGGTCTTCTGACCCAACCCGACGTAGAGCGTGCCCGTCATAAGCTCTATCGCATTTTTCAGCCGAGCCGCGAAGTCTGCCTTGAGTTCCATACAGATTATCGGCATCTCCACATTAAAGGTTGGGTTGAATCGGTTGATCCGGTCATATTTACAGATAAGGAAGAAGTTGCAATCTCTGTAATTTGTCCCGATCCATTCTTCTACGGTCTCGGTGCTGGCCGGTATGAGGTATTTCCGTTCCAGCTCGAAGAGCCTAATATGGAGTTCGAGTTTCAGGATCCGACCCCATCTAGTCCAACCATCGAGATCTCCAGGCGTAAGTCTGAATCCGAAACCCTTATCGATTATTCGGGCGATGCCGAAACTGGTGTTACTATCACTGTTGCAGCTACTGGCGTCGTCAAGAACTTCTCAATCTGGAACCGTTTCACAGGTGAGAAATTTTACGTCGACACTAAATACTTCGATCGTATTGGTCAAAAGACGCAACTTGACAAAGGCGATGTGGTTACGATTACATCGCAACAGGGAAACAAACACGTTACGCTCCGAAGGGCTGGTACCTGGAAGGAGATTAACATCATTCAGTGTATTCCGCTGAATAACGACTGGCTTACCATTCGTCCGGGAAGAAACGTCATGTATTTCCAGGCAGAAGAGGGGCGAGACAATATGTTGGTCTCTCTGGAGGCTGAAGTTCGATATTCTGGAGTTTAATATGCATGTAGTTCTCGTAGATTATGACATGAACCCCAAGCGGGTTATCGATAAGATCGCATCTGCAATTTGGACGGTTCGTTACAACAAGTGCGGGGACTTCGAGCTGAAAATTCCTGCGGATGAGGCCATGGCCGGTCCGATCGAGCATCATGACGGCATTTATTTTCCTCAGTCTGGCGACTACATGCTCATCGAGACTATCGAGATGACTACAGACGAGGAGCAGGGCGATTACATCACGCTTAAAGGGCGTACGTATGATTCCCTTCTCGACCGTCGAATCATCCCAACGACTCTGATCGTCAACTATAGTTTCATGAATGTCGTGTTTAGTATTCTGAATCAGAATGTCTTCAACCCTCAGAATACTGCTCGTAAGATGAATGAGTTGACATGGATCTGGCCCGAAAACATGCCGAGTGATCAAGGCGGTAATATCAGCGCCCAATATACCGGCGATAACGTTCTCGAGCTTATTCAGAAGCTTTGTCAGGAACGAGATGTTGGTTATAGAATGCCTTATCGACGACAGTTCCCTCGAATGGAGCGTTACCAGTTCCAGCTTTATTGGGGCGTTGAGAGGCATTTCGAGCAGCAAAAGAATCCGTATGTGATCTTCTCACCCGACTACGATAATCTTAGGAAGACTAAGTATCTGACATCGGCCGAGAAAGAGAAGACTATCGCCTATGTCGCTGGCGAGGGTGAGGGCAAGGACCGAAAAGGTCGATGGTCCGACCGTAATGGCACCCCCGCAATCTTCCAGGCGAAGACTAATTCTGGTTGGCGGCGCAAGGAGATGTTTGTCGATGCTCGAGATCTCCAGACCAAGGATGCGGATAATAAATTTATCGCAGCTCAAGACTATTTCGCTATGCTAGAACAGCGCGGTCGTGAGAAATTGGTCGATCATACGGTCACGAGCGTCTATGATGGCGAACTCGTTCCCACATCTCAGTGGAAGTATGGTGTAGACTTCAAAATGGGAGATGTTGTACAGATTCAGAACCGACTTGGTATTATGAGCGTTGGTCGTGTGACTGAATATATTCGTTCGTACAGTCCAGGTGAGGGTTGGAACGAGTATCCTACATTCGAAACCTACTACAAGCCTAAGGGGTAACCATGGCTGTTACATATGGCTTCTATAGTTCCACAAATGGAGACCGAAAGTACTCGGCTGATCAGTTCGGATCACTCTTTCGAGGGATCATCACCGATGGTATTTTTCTGAACGTCGGACAGGCTCTCGAGGTCTCCGCTGGGCGAAGTAATGCCACTACAGGCTCCTTCGTAACCATCAAGCCTGGTCGTGCCTGGTTTATGGATACGTGGATTGATAACAGTGAAGACTTTCGCGTTAATCTCGATGGGCCTGACACTCTCTATGACCGTATCGACACCATCGTTATCGAGGTCGATAAGAACCCGACCGTTCGGCGATCTGAGTTTAAGGTAGTTAAGGGAACTCCCGCGAAGAGTCCTCAGAGGCCGGCGCTTTATAACTCGAACGTTAAGGGGCAATTCCCTCTCGCATACGTCCGAGTAACTCGGGGGGTCCCGAACATTTATGCGTGGTCTATCGTCAATAACCGGGGGACCTCGTCCTGCCCATTTATCACAGGACCGCTTCAAACTCTACAGGTCGATACTCTGGTGGAGGAGTGGCGTTCTTCATGGAACCATTGGTTCACGGACGCCCAGAAGGTTACAGACGACGCCAAGCGCGACCTGTTCGCGAGCTTCAAACAGAAGTATGACGAATGGGTTCTGTATATGGAGGACAAGCTGTCGGGAAACCAGGCAGCCAAGCTTCAGATGCAGATCGACCGTATGCGCGAACTTCTTGGAGAAGGTGCCGACGATGAGCGTCTTATTTACGACACAATCGAAGACAGTAACGGTCTTACGTTGTTCGACTCTCTCGGTTCTCCGGTTATCGGTCGACGAGTCTACAAGTTGCAGTGAGGTGTAGATAATGCCTGATATTAAACCCACTCGATGGAACGGTAAGTATCCCGACCGAGTCAACACGTCTCCTGCGGATGCTCTCGTTGTCGACACAGACACAGGAACTAACACACTCTACATGGATGACCTTAAGAGGTATCTCATGAGTGATATTGGGGCGGGGGTCGAAGGTAAGCAGGGACCGCCCGGACCTAAGGGCGAGCCGGGACCCAAGGGTGATCCTGGTAAGGACGGCGCTCCAGGCGAACGTGGACCAGCTGGGCCTCCAGGACCGCAGGGTGAACGTGGACCTGCCGGACCCCAAGGACCTCAGGGTCCCCCTGGTCCGGGCGGAGCCGGTGGCGGAGGTGCTCCAGGCTCTAAGGGTCCTACGGGCGATAAGGGACCCCAGGGTCCTACGGGTGATAAGGGACCTCCCGGAGAAAAAGGCCCCCGAGGGGATGCTGGCCCTAACGGACTCCCGGGTCCTACTGGAGCTCCTGGCCCTCCAGGTCCTCAGGGACCTATCGGCGAAAAAGGCCCCCGCGGGGATGCTGGTCCGCAAGGTCCTACGGGCGCTCCGGGTCCGCAAGGTCCTACGGGCGCTCCGGGTAAGGGTTTAGGCGTTATTCTAAACCAGCTGTCTAAACTCGATACCGTTAGTCGAGCAATCAACCCCTTGTTGGTCCATAACGCGTTCCCCAACAACACCGGCGGGGGTCGAAACGTTGGTAAAAACGGCTCTTCTGAAGCAATTCCTGCGGCAGATATCGCATGGGTAAAAGCCGGTTGCAGCTACGAGTTTAAGCCTGGAGGAGTTGACAGTCTCTGGCAGCCCCCAGCTATCGGAGATTGGTATACCGATAAGCAGGGCCATAATTGGTACATCGTCGACTTCAATTACTACAAGCAGCCCGGACGTGTGACGCTTAATCATATGGTTCTCTGTTGCACGAGCGGAGCCTCACGAGGTGCGATGTATTCAACCCCCACCAATGCTAGCGGGTATTGGGGTAGTAATTTCACCCTTACTGGTGCATCTGATATTCAGAGTAACTATATCGATCACTGGTGGGCTAATGGCGCTTCGATCGTCGGGATCTATAAGCATAATTCAGCTTCTGTGAGTAACGGCATCATTGGTTCAGCGCCTGAGAAGATGGTCAGCGTGTTTCTCCCGAACGAGGTCGAGGTTTTTGGGAATCGTGTAGTTTCCATGCGTTCGCTAGTCGGATCAGACTCTCACCCTCAGAACGGGAACGTTCAATACCGTCTGTTCAAGATCGATCCGGATCGTATTTATGATACGAACGGCGATACCTCGGCAGAGCTTCTCCCTCGTGACCGATTCAAGCTGCTGAGTGATCCCATACTCGCTAATAGCTGGTTGGCGGTCGATTGCCAGAAGCGAATTTCTAACTACATCAACTCAAACGGCACCTCGTGGTACATGGCGTGCGTCTGCGTTGGGTGAGGAAGGTCTAAATGAAGATTAAGGATTTCGCAAGGGTTAAGACTGTCAAGCCTAACGACGTCTTCATCACCGATGGCGATCGAGGCACCAAGACGATCCTTGCTGACGATCTGGTGTTTGCACTCCTTACCGGGGTCCCCGAAATGCATCGAAACATCATTCGAGGCGCAAATCTCGGTGCGCGGATCACCTCTGATCAGTATAAGGCAATTACTTCGGGAACGTTCGATGGGCTCTGGTTGGGCGATTATTGGTTCAACGACAACATGGCCTGGCGTATCGTTGATTTCAGCTATTGGAATATGAACAACGCTTTGACCGTTCCCCACGTAGTTGTCATGCCGGATCGTCCACTGTATCGACAGCAGATGTATGATACGACTGCCACGTCAACCAACTCGTTCTGGGGTTCTAAGGTGTGGCAGAACATCAACGGCTGCAACGATTACGCGACTCGTGTGTTCGACAATAACATGATTCGGCTCCACGTGGATTCATATCAGTCCCAGCTGAATGAGGGCGCGGGATTCGTTCCGCCAACGATTAAGTCGAAGTCGATCGATCCCCGGGTTAAATACATCATCCCTAACGAGATTATGTTGTACGGAACTCGAATCTCTTCGACTTCTGGGATCGGTTCTGATGGACTCCATGAGGTCTCTAGCCGGCAGCTTCAGCTATTCGCTATGGGTTGGAATCCTGGGGATTCTGATTTCTGGCTTCGGGATCAGACATATCTCAACACGTACAGTGTTTACGGGGCAGAAGCCAGCAACGTCGGTGGAGCGTCGACCGTTCGTTTCTCAGGAGACGGCGTCCAGAACGAGACCCACGGCGTTCGTCCAGTATTCGCAATCGGCTGATCCCAAAACCTGAGCGGTAGGATCATATCCCTTGGTGGTCCCATACACGTAGGAGGTATCCGTGCCGCATGCACTGGAGCTCGTTATTACGATTTCGGCTTCAGTTCTAGCGAGTAGTGGGTTCTGGGCGTTTATTCAGGCTCGTTCGACCCGACACGACGCCCAGACCCAACTCATGCTGGGACTAGCTCACGATCGCATCGTACATCTATGTATGACATACTTAGATCGTGGTTTTATTCTCAAAGATGAATATGACGATCTAGTCAAGTATCTCATCAAACCATATTCAGCATTCGGCGGAAACGGCCTCGCCGAGAAGCTGTTTGAAGAGGTGAAGGAGTTGCCGATCAAGCGCTCCACCCCATTGGAGATCACTAGAGATTTCCGAAGAAAGTCTAAGGCCGCAGCATTTAGGAGAGAGAATGACTCTGAGTAATCAGTGGTATGACCGACTGAAGTTTGTAACTCTCATCGTCCTGCCCGCTATCGCGACTCTCTATCTGACCGTAGCGCAGATCTGGGGACTCCCCGCCTCTACTGAGGTCGCTGCTACGATCACCGCGATCGACACCTTCCTGGGTGCTCTACTCGGTCTCTCGAGTAAGAACTACGAGCCGCCTAAGGACGGGATTCTCCATGTGACTCCCGAGAACGAGACATACGCCAAGATTGAGACGCCCACCGAGGATGTTCTCCGTCGAGGCACTATGACTCTGGACGTCCGTCGAATGGAGACCGAGACGCGATAAAAACTTGGCGTTTAATGAGCCCCACTCACGAAAGGACCCGCCATGTTTGACAAAACCCCTTCGCTTTCCGAAGTCGCCGAAGAGGAAGCTCTTAAGTATATGCTTGAGGAGCATCTTCCTGGCTCACCTGAGTACAAAGCCGTCCTAGACGACATCAAGACTCTCCATTCCCTCAACCAGAAGAAGAGGTGGATTCCGAGTCCGGATGCTGTCTTGTCGGCCTGTGCTTCGGTGAGCGGGATTCTGCTTATCTTGAATTACGAGCAGCTTCATCCGGTTGTTTCGAAGGCTGTAGGGTTCGTGTCGAAGATTCGCATCTAACCATGAACCGCTCAAAGCCCTGTACGTTATATTCACACCATAGCGTATAGGGCTTTGACGCGGGCCATCAGGTTTTCAAAAACCCAAAAATTCCCGGGGTGGATTTTCAGATCGCGAAATTAACATGTAGCATAATGACCACCTATCTGAAAGGACACCACAAATGAACCCCAAGATTGTCGCCACCGCTTTTGGCCTTGCTGTCGGCATCGCCGGTAAGTTCTACGTCAACCGTGTATTGGACCGTACGATGAAAAGTATGATTGCAAATCGTAAGCTCCAGACCGAAAGCGTAGTTCTTGCCGATGTGCCTGAGGCTCCCAAGAGTCTCAAGACAAGCAAGTTCTGCCAGTGCAAACCGACCCACAAGTGATCGATCTCTATCCGCCCTAACCCGGCGGATAGAGTTTTTGAAAGGACATATTATGCAACGCAACATCGCTGGATGGCTCGGCGTATCCCTTATTCTAGGGATGTACGGTTTACTCGTCTATGGGATTCTATTCCATAGTGTCTTCGGTATATTCGGTAAGGTAGTCGCCATCTGGTTCTTCACCACCATTCTACTCATCCTGTTCTTCGACGCCATCGGTTATTCTAAAGGAAAGTGACAACCATGAAACCTCTAGTCGCTGTTCTCTACACTTACATCATTGTCATGGGCCTTCTCTCGATGTTGGTTACCGCACCCATCATGTGGAACGCAGCGCCCAACGCGTATTTCGGAGTGTTAATGGTAGTGGCCGTTTGGGTCACCATCATCATGATTGTTTTGGCGACAATCGTTGGAACCCACGAAACATCTACACCGCGGGAAAAACACGACTCATAATGACCACCATTTCCGAAAGGAGCCCATATAGAAAGCACCACGAGGATGTGAGAAAAACCCTATGCTCTAGCTGTTCCACATAGAGCATAGGGTCTCATTTTACGACACCACCAAAGGAGAACCATGAATGTCAACACCATCCAGAAAACCATACGTCCAGCTCTCACTGTTCTCAATCGAAACGCCCCACATATCCTCACAGGATTCGCAGTGGCTGGCGTGGTCGGAACTTCCGTCGCAGCGTATCGTGCGGCCGTGCCCGTCCGGGATTGCCTACATGATCTCCCAGAAGAGGCAACCCTCCGCGATAAGGTACGCGCTACCTGGAAGCTTTACATTCCAGCGGCTGTGCTTGGCGCTGCGACCATTTCGTGTATCGTTGCGGCGAACGTTGTATCAGCTCGTCGTCGCGCCGCTCTTGCGGCTGCATATTCGCTGGCTGCGGAGGCTGTGACCCACTACCGAGAGGACATCCGAAACCTTACGGACGAAGCGACTCTCGAGGAAAGCGATCAGCTCCTGGCTCGGAAACAGCGAGAGGGCAAGGTATATCAAGGACCTGCCAAGGAGACTTTTGTTGTCGGAGACGGTAAGTTCTTGTGTTATGACACATACTCTGGTAGGTATTTTGACAGCACTCTCGAGGATATCAAGAAGGCTGTTAACGATATCAACTTCGATCTCATCCAAGGAAATCCTGTAAGCCTTAACGACTTCTATAGCCTTGTCCAGCTCGAGCAGAATGCCATGGGTGATCAGCTTGGGTGGACCATCCACTCCAAGTGTGAAGTCGACTATATGGGTCTGTTGACACCGGACGGACGCCCCGCCGTGGGTATTCGATTCAAGGAGGAGCCTACTGCCGACTGGTGGAAAGTCGGTTAGACCGCGAGGAAAACATTTGCCATAATGACCACCTACCACAGAAAGGACACTCCAATGTCTGACACAACTCAGCCCGAGGTCGTTGTCGAGCCCGCCACCGTAAACGCCATCGACGAGGACGCCCCGAAGCCCAACTTCGCATCCCGGGTGCTGAGCGCTGTTACAACATTCACCGCAAATCACCCCCTCCTCGTTTGGGGCGGGGTTGCTATTGCGGCTGGTGCTGTAGCGATCGCTCTTGCGCCCAAGGAGAAGATTCTTGACGCTATCGAGGACGACTCTGTCGAAATCACCACTACGGAGGATGAAGACGGCAACCTCGTCACCACGATTGTTGAAGCCAAGCCGGAGACCTCTTCAGAGGAAGAGTGAACCACACCCATCTGCCCTAACACGGTGGATGGGTCTTTCATTTTTACACACAACAGAAAGGTAGACACCATGCTCAAGCGAGAGATCGTAGCCGAGGACTTCGATGGTAACAAGTATGTGGAGATCGCATATTTCCACTACTCGAAGAGTGAGATTCTCGAGCAGGAGATTTCCGTTAAGGGAGGTCTTCGAAACCATCTCGTTAATCTGATGCGAGAGGGCGACAACTTCAAGATCTATTTGTTCTTCAAGAGCTTCCTGCTCGGTGCTTACGGTAAGAAGTCTGAGGACGGTCGTCGTTTCGTTAAGAATGCGGAGCAGACCGAGGCATTTGCCCAGTCCAAAGCATTCGAGGACCTCCTCTTCGACCTTCTTGAGAACCAGTCCTCCATGGAGACATTCTTCAACGAGATCATGCCTTCGGGAATCTCCGCCGAGCTCAACGAGTCTCAGAAGAAGATGCTTGATAGCGGGCTCCTGACTGAGGATGTGCGCAAGGAGCTCATGGGCGAGTGATCATATTTGCTGACGGGGCTCGTTTTGATTGGCGGGCCCCGCGGTAAATACATTCCTCATAATGACCACCCCATACTCATATTTGAAAGGACACCACCATGGACAACAACATTGACATGACTCCCGAGACCGCCATCAAAGGCCTCGTTGGTCTCCCGATCTGGTGGGCCGTCGATTCAGTCGTCAGTAAGACTCTCGTCGCCGTCGTTCCCGCACCTGCAAAACTCCCTGCGAAGATTGCATTTGCGGTCGGTCGCTACGCGATTTCTTTTGTCGTCTCTGAGACGGTTACCGACCGGTTCGTGAACACCAACTACCGCATGATTCGCGACATCGTGACAAACGTCAAGAACAACCTCCATGACGAGTCTGAGGAAGACGAGTCTGAGTGACCACCACCCTATCTACCCTAACACGGTGGATAGGTCTTTCGTTTAAGGAGACCACAGATGAGCGATATTCCAACTCGCGATAGCTTCCCTTCCAACCAGGAGCCTAAGAAAGATGAAACCTCTGACCCGGGGAAGCAGAAACTACAACCCATCACCAATTCTGCTGTTCAGCGGAAGCCTTCCATCATCCGTCGTGTCAAAAGCGCATTTATCGCAGATGACGCCCGATCAATTGGTAGCTTCCTGCTCGAAGACGTTGTTATCCCAACCGCGAAATCCCTCATTTCAGATGTGGTTACAAACGCGATCGAGCGAGCACTTTATGGAGAATCTCGAGGGCGTCCCATGTCGAGTTCTCGGATCTCTACGCGCGGCTACACACCCTACAACCGAGTCTATAGCTCAGGATCTCGAGTCACGCCTCCAGACGATGGTCCTGGTGACCGCCGAGAACTGTCGCGAGAGGCTCGACGAAGCCACGACTTTGGCGAGATTGTGTTTGCCAGCCGTGTTGAGGCCTATGAGGTCTTGGATCGGCTCAATGATCAGATTAAGAACTTCGACATCGCAACCGTCGGTGATCTACTTGACCTCGCTGGGATCACCTCAACTCATGTGGACGAGAACTGGGGATGGAGAACGCTCGCTACGGCTCAGGTCCGCCGTGTTCGTGACGGATACATCCTCGACCTTGAAAGGCCTGTGAAGATCTGATGACTATTTTTGAGATGAAGCAGAAGCTTCGTGAACTTTACGGACAGCATTGGCAAAAGCGTGTCGACAAGATGAACGATGCGCAAGTAGTCGCCATTTTTAAGAAGTTCGTCAAAGACGGCAAGATCAAGAACTAAGGAGAACCATGAATACTTCAACCGTAACCCGTATCTTCTCACAGGTCGGGATGAAACTGAGTAAGCATTCGCCGCATATTCTCATCGCTTCAGGTATTGTGGCTATGGGCGCCGGTGTTGTGTCAGCAGCCCTTGAGACCTCTGCCGCGTCGGAGAACGAGGAGCTCGCTGCGCACCTCGGTGCCTGGTCCACCATCACTAGTGAGACCGTCGAGGACAAGCGAGTCTATATCTCGGCGAAGGGTATTCTCGGCGCCAAGATCGCTAAGAACTTCCTCTTCGCATATCGCAAGACCCTTCTCTTCACGAGTTGTGGTGCTGCACTCATTGTCTCTGGACACGCAATTCAGACCCGGCGTTACTTGGGTCTTGTTGCGGCATATTCTGCCGTAGACCGGGCCTTTAAGAACTACAAGGCCGGCGTTGCTGAGGTCTTCGGTTCGGAAGGCATGCGCAAGATGCAGAACTGGGTCAACGAGCGCTCTCGGGAGGATGTTATTCCTGAGGAGGCGGGTGATGACAAACCCATCGTCAAGGATCTCGAGGATCTCAAGGCGATGGGTATTCGACCGCATCGGATCGATATCGAAGGCCTGTCTCCCTATGCTCGGGTTTACGGCCCCGGCTGCGAGGATTGGGAGGGCAATCGGGATCACGATGAGATCATGCTCTCAACTACCCAGGCATATTTCAACGATCGCCTCGTGGCCCGAGGACATGTCTTCCTCAATGAGGTTTACGATGCCCTTGGTATCTCTCGTACTCCTGCTGGTGCTGTGGTTGGCTGGACCTACGACCGGAACAGCGATAACTATGTGGATCTTAGCATCGGCGAGTATATCGATGATTACGTCGGCGTGGGTGACGAGACCGAGGTTTACCGCTCCTGGATCATCGACCCCAACGTCCAGGGCGTCATCTGGGACCAGATCTAAAAACTAGAAAAGAAAGGACACTAAAAATGAACACCACCGTGAAGGTGGCGCTGGCCTTTGCGGTCGGTGCTCTCGTTGGAGCCCTGGTGGCTCGTCATTTTGCAGAGAAGGAGCACGAAGCTCGTCTCTCGGAAGAGGTCGAAGCGATTCGTCATTTCTATCAGACCAAGATTAAGCTTGAGACTGATAAGATCAAGAATGGTGAAGAAGTCAAACCGGTGAAGTCCAAGCACACCGATATGCTTGGTCGTCCGATCCCCGGACACGAGTACGAGGCGATGAAGGATCAACAGCGCGGATCCCTTTGGACCAACCCGCCGGACTTCGACCAGGTCGCTCCTCTCGAGGATGATATCGACATGGAGCAGGGTGTAGCCGTTGACGCATATATGTTCGACGACGAGGCTCAGGCGGTTATGAAGCTTTACATGGGATACGAGCAGCACGAGTTGCCGCTTATTCGTGTCACAGAGGAAAGCTTCTGGCGTGGCTGGGCGGACTTCCCCTGCTTTGAGATGCACTACCTGGCTGAGGACAACCTTCTGTTCCTTGCGGACGACGAGTCTGTTGTTCCGGATATTCGAGCCAAGGCTCTCATTGAGAACGCTATGGATGATATGGTTGACTTCGACGTTGATGAGACTCGAAGCGTTAAGTATCTTCGCAATTTCCGTGAAGAGACTGATATTCAGCTGTTCTTCCACAACTGCGGCCTTGAGGAGTTTCTCGAGGAGCAGGAGATTCCTATGAATCGGGTGAAGACTCTTGACTGAGGTATATTTCGAGTGGCTCGTCCAGAAGACGGGTATGGATCGTTTCACCAAGAATCTTGCGAAGACTCACTGGGTTCTTCTCGATATTCTGTTCAAGACCCAGTTCGTCGTCTGGCACGTGATGGACGACAACCAGGTCGGTCATGCGCAGTACATGCGCGAGACATTTGCGTACGAGACGCAAAGAGATGTGCCGCAATCTTGGATCGACTCCGAGGTCTCTGTTCTGGAGGTTTTGGTTTCTCTGAGCGAGCGGTTGTCTATCCGTATTTCGAATCCGGTAGAATGGTTCTGGACACTTCTCCAGAATGCTGGACTCGAAGAGTATTCTGATGCAGTGCTCGAAGGGTCGGCTGGGCAGCCCCGACTCGAGGTTGAGCGTATTCTGTCAGAACTTACGGATGGACGACGTTCGTTCTTCCCGCTGCAAGATTCGGCATATCTGAACTTCCCTGAGCTCGAGGGCCGTATCCCGGTACAATCCGAGCTCGACATGTGGACCCAGGCGAATTACTGGATCAGGGCCACATATCGCATTTGATAGAAAGGAGCCGCGATGGATTTCGTGAAAGCGACAGTCCAGCAGGGCAAGAAGAACGAATGGCGGGTGACCCCATCGTTCCACGTTGGTCGAATGACTGACGTGATGGTCCGAGGTGGCGACTTCTACGCTGTGTGGGACCCTCGTAAGGGTCTGTGGTCTACAGAGGAATACGACCTTCAGGAACTGGTGGACGCTGAGCTCACGAAGCTCTACCAGGAGCAACAGGGGAAGCTATCCGGAGAGGTGAACCTGTCCTTGATGAGCTCGTATAACTCTCAGAGTTGGACGATCTATCGTCGATGGATCAAAAACCTACCTGACTCATTTACACAACTGGATCGGAAACTAGTCTTTGCTGACGATGAACCTCGTCGTGAAGACTATGCGAGTAAGAGACTTCCATATTCTCTGAAGTCTGGTCCGACCGACAGCTGGGACAAACTTGTCTCGACTCTGTATGACGAGGAAAACCGACGAAAGATCGAATGGGCTATCGGATCTATATTCGAGGGTGACTCGAAATGGATCCAGAAGTTCTTCGTCTTCTACGGAGAGGGTGGTTCTGGTAAGTCGACGATTATCAACATCATCGAGAAGCTGTTCGAGGGATATTCGGCATCGTTCAAGTCGCAGGCCCTTGCGAGTGGTAACAACCGTTTCGCATTAGCCCCGCTTGCTTCGAACCCTCTCGTCGCTCTCGAACATGATGGTAATCTTTCTCGGATTGCTGATAACACTGTTCTCAACAGCCTTATTGCCCACGAGAAGATGCCTATTGACGAGAAGTTCAAGTCGGCTTACGAGATGAAGTTCGACTGTATGGTCTTCATGGGCACCAACTCTCCGATTCATATTACGGACACGAAGTCGGGTCTTATCCGAAGGCTTATCGATATCTGTCCGTCAGGTAACCGGGTTCCTCATGGCGAGTATGATCAACTCGTTCGTGATATTTATACCCATCTAGGCGAGCTCGCCACGCATTGTATCGAAGTCTATAAGCATTATGGACCTCATTACTACGACGCATACAAACCCCTCTCGATGATGTACAAGACGAACTTCTTGTACGCATTCGTTGAGGATAATCTTGATGAGTTTGACGGTGGGATCTCTCTCAGGTCTGCCTATGCTCGGTATCAAGAGTATTGCGAGGAGAGCAACGTCAACCGAATGCCTAAGAACAAGTTCAAAGACGAGTTCAAGGCATTCTTCCACGTTTTCAAACAGCAAGCTCGAACTGACTCAGGGTCGAAGGTTAACAACTTCTACCAGTCGATCAAGCTCGACCTGTTCAATATCACAGAATTGCACGCAGAACCCAAGAAGGAGTACCGTCTTGAACTGGATAAGTCTGTGTCTCTTCTTGACGATGATCTCGCTAGTTGTCCTGCTCAGTTGGCGCGGTACGGAATACCTGCTAGCAAATGGGACAGTGTGGACACCGTTCTCAAAGACATCGACACGAAGGAAGAGCACTACGTCCGACCTCCGATCAACCATATTGTCATTGACTTCGATCTTAAAGTCGACGGCGAAAAGAGTAAGGAGCGCAATCTCGAAGCTGCGTCCAAGTGGCCGCCCACCTATGCAGAGTATAGCAAAGGCGGTAGCGGCATCCACCTCCACTACGTCTACGAGGGCGATCCTACACAACTCTCAGCGATGTATGACGACAATATCGAAGTCAAAGTGTTCACAGGCAAAGCTAGCCTCAGACGTCGACTGTCGCTATGTAATGACATACCGGTTGCGACGATATCGGAAGGGCTGCCGCTCAAGGAGCGCAAAGTGATCGATGTTCAAGTCATGAAGAATGAGGACACGCTCCGAGATCTTATCATTCGAAACCTTAAGAAGGAGATCCATCCAGCCACTCGTCCGTCTGTAGACTTCATTAAGAAGATTCTGGACGATGCGTACGAGCAGGGTATGGATTACGACCTTCGCGTCATGAAGCCGACTGTCATTCGGTTTGCCGCAAACTCCACCAACCAAAGCGAGTACTGCCTCAAGCTTATCGAGCAGATGCATTTCTGCGGTAAGAAGAACGAGGAAGAGTTCCGCGAGATTGTTCAGGAGAAGCGGAAGGATCCTGACGGTGATATTGTCTTCTGGGACGTCGAGGTGTTCCCCAACCTGTTTCTTGTGAACTGGAAGGTTAGGGGCTCCAAGAAGGTCGCCAGGATGATTAACCCTACTGCCGAAGAGCTTGAGCCGCTCCTCAAGTTCAAGCTGGTTGGGTTCAACTGTCGTCGATACGATAACCATATCATGTACGGACGGATGCTAGGTTACAACAACTACGAGTTGTTCCAGCTGAGTCAGAGGATCATCAACGGCGAGAAGGACGCAATGTTCGCTGAGGCTTATAACATGAGCTATGCGGATATTTACGACTTCGCCTCGAAGAAGCAATCTCTCAAGAAGTGGGAGATTGAGCTCGGTCTGGTTCACAAGGAGCTGGACTATCCTTGGGACGAGCCTGTTCCGGAGGACAAGTGGATCAAGGTCGCCGAATACTGCGATAACGATGTTATTGCTACCGAAGCGGTCTTCGACGCTCGACACGAGGACTGGGTCGCTCGAGAGATTCTGGCGAAGATCTCGGGGCTGCCGATCAACGCCTCAACCAACGCCCATACTACCAAGATCGTATTCGGAAACAACCGCCATCCGCAGAACCAGTTTGTATACACAGACCTGCGTAAGGAGTTCCCCGGATACGAGTACAAGCAGAAGGTGAATGATGAGGGCCGTATCCTCGGTATGGAGTCTACCTATAAAGGCTTCGTTACCGGTGAGGGTGGGTTCGTCCATGCGAAGCCGGGCATCTACTACAATGTCGCGCTCCTCGACGTTGCCAGTATGCACCCCACCAGTATCGAGATGCTCAACCTATTCGGGGATGAGTACACGAAGCGATATTCAGAGATCAAGCAGGCTCGAGTCGCCATCAAGCGTGGCGATCACGAGAAGGCCCGCACTCTTCTGAACGGGGTTCTCTCGCAGTTCCTCGACGAGGGTGTAGACAACAAAGCGCTTGCAGACTCTCTGAAGATTGTTATCAACAGTGTTTACGGTCTGACCGCTGCTAAGTTCCCGAACGCTTTCCGTGACCCGAGGAACGTGGACAACATCGTCGCTAAGCGCGGCGCTTTGTTCATGGTGGATCTCCTCGAGTACGTCGAGAACGAAGGGTTCACCGTCGCACACATCAAGACGGACTCCATCAAGATTCCCGAGGCAACTCCTGAGATTATTCAGAAGGTTATCGACTTTGGGAAGAAGTATGGGTATGACTTCGAACACGAGGCTACTTACGAGCGTATGTGCCTTGTCAACGACGCCGTTTATATTGCAAAGTATAAGGACGGCGATTGGACCGCCACCGGAGCGCAGTTCCAGCATCCGGTCGTATTCAAGCAGCTCTTCTCCCACGAGGAGCTCACATTCCGTGATTACTGCGAAGCTAAGTCGGTCACCTCGAAGATGTATATTCAGCGAGATGACCCGGATCACTCCCACTTCAGCTTCATCGGTCGAGTCGGTCTCTTCGTTCCTGTGAAGGATGAGCCTGGTATTCCGGGCGGAGCCCTGAAGCGTTACAACGAGAAGACTCAGACCTATGCGGACGTCACCGGTACCAAGGGATACAAGTGGGAGGACGCAACCCTTGTCGAGAAGGCGAACAAGCCCGAATGGATCGATAAGTCATACGCACGGTCACTAGTCGACACGGCTGTGGCCACCATCAACAAGTTTGGCGACTTTGAAGAGTTCGTCAAGGCAGCCTGAAAGGACAACAACCATGGGACGACGTTATGGTCTCGGAAACTTCCTCTTCGACATCTTCATGATCACGATCACAAGCGGTCTCTGGCTTATCTGGATCTTCGTTAGGGAGATGCGACGGCGATGAGCCTCATTGTTTCCGCTGCGGATATTCTTGCTCAGATCGGAGACGATGAGGATGCACAACCTGAGCAAGAACTTACATTTGCCCGTAAGTGGATCAAGAACTCCATGGGGAAGACTCTTCGAGTGAAATCGAGGGTTCTTCCCCGTGGAGGGAACACTAACGGGTACACCATTGAGATCACAATTCCCAAAGTTCGTAACCGATCGACGATCGATCGAATGAACGAAGATCTTTGTGATTTCCTAGACGCACTGATCGACGAGTACAACATTCCGAAAAGGATTCGAAAATGAGCACCTCTTTCTATATCGCAAGCGCAAACAGCCTGTCTACCGCAGACGAGAAGCTGTATATGGACGACAAGCGCCCAAAGATCGCCATTGTGGCTATCGACCCGGCGGACGGCACGGGCACCTGTATGCGGAACGTCACCCCGCTTCCGACTAAGGCGGGCGAGTTTCGATTCGCCGATGAGGGCGGACAGGTCTTCAGGTACCCTAAGGACGAGTGGGTCATGTTCCGCTTTCGGGCGAACAACAATATTCTTCTGGTTCCCAAGGAGTGCCTCACGGTTACAAACCGACTTCCGAAGGAGGAGAAGTGAGTCTGTACAATCCCGACGACTTGCGGGTTGTCGATACCGAAGACGGCGGAGTGGACATCGTATTTCACCTCACCCAAGGAAAACTAGAGCGTATCGACTTCGTCAAGCTCGTTCAGCTCTACGCGGGAATGATTCAGGAAGGAATCAACGCGACGAGGTCTTACGCGTCTCAGGTTCTAACAGAAAAGAAGGACGCCGATGAGTCTGCTTGATGAAATCGACAAGTGCATGACCAAGATGACTGAGCACAAGAATGCGGCTCGGCATCTCATGCAGATGGCCCTGGAGGAGCGAAACCAGTCCTCGACCTGGGAGAAGCGAGGCGAGGAGCTCCTCAAGCAGTTGGAGACTTTGGAAGCTGAAGGAAAGACAGATGAGTAACACCGCAGAGAAGACGCCCTTCCAGGTTCTACAGTCGGGCAACGACGAGACGATTCCCGTCACGATTCTCGAGAAGCTCGAGCCTGAGGAAATTGACCGGTTGCTGTCATATATTCAGGATCCTCGAGAGTACGTGACCGCGCACTGATATTCGCGACGGAAACATGGGGCATAGTGACCACCACAGAAAGGACGCCTCATGTTCACCATCGAACCGGGCGGCATCACCGATGTTTGTGTTGCCATTTTCGTTTTCTCGCTTTTCTTTGCGATCGCCTGCCTCATTCGGCTGGCTGTCGTATTCTGGCGTTGGAGCGAAGAGCCGACCGAAGATCGGGATGCCGCCCCTCGATCCACCATGACCACCCACTGATTCAGATCAGATTCTATCCGCAACACGGCGGATAGGGTCTTCCAAGAAAGGACACCATCATGAGCAAGCTTCTAGCCGTTGACGGTCAGAGGTTCGTACAGACCACCATCTCAGCAGATGAGAAGACGGGAGAGACTCAGGTCATTGTTCGTTTCGAACACGGTATGAGCTCCGAAGACAAGATGAAGTTCATGGATAAGCTCCATGATGAAATCGACAAGATCGTTAAGGAGATCAACTGATGGACGCTGTAGACCTCTTGGACGGCAAGAACCGAACCATCCGCAGGTACAACGTTTTCACAGAGAGTCGTCGATCGACCCATATGCCGGAGCCTCCGGAGTCTAAGGTTGTGGTCAACGTCGTTCTTTATGACAATGTTGACGCCGCAACGCAGGCTGAGATTCTCAAGGAGATTGAGGATGCCATCACTGATAAACTCAAGGCGCGACGATGACGAGGTCGGACCTCTTAAACTTGGGGGGCGATACAAGTCGTCCCGAATGGACCAAATCCGGGTCACCCTGAATAAGATCAACAGGACAGCTGAGGCAGTTCTCAACGAGGAGGATACTCGTAAGAATGCTTTGGCATTGTTGAAGGCGTCATATTGGATGGCGCATCTTTCTTCGGGGATCGCAGAACACGTTAGACTACAACCAAAGGAGTACCCAAATGAACGACGTCACACTTCGTAATGTCCGCATCATCTTCCGCAACTTTGCTGGAGCCCCTACCAAGTTCAACCCGTCTGGTGGAAAGCGGACATTCTCCGTCCTGCTCAATCAGAACGAGGCGGACGAGCTTAGCGGAATGGGATTCAACGTCAAGGCGCTCAAGCAGCGTGATCCCGATGAGGATCCGGCGTTCCATCTTCCCGTGGAGGTCTCTTACCGAGTCAAGCCTCCGCGCATCATCTTCATCTCTAACCAGGGGCGAAAGCGCACGGTTATTGATGAGGACATGGTCAACTTGATTGACTACACCGATATCGAGAAGATCGATCTGACCATCAACCCTTACGAGTGGGAGATGGAGAACGCTCACGGCGTGAAGGCGTATCTTAAGACGATGTACATCACCATCCGCGAGGATGAGCTCGATATCGAGTACAACCAGGACTTCGGACCGGAAGTTCCTGACGACTACGAGGAGTAATAGACTTCTCGTTTTTCCGGGGAGGGGTTCTTGGATCTTCGAATCTGAGAGCCCCTCCCTTGCCCAACTTTAAGGAGCCACCATGAAGACTGTAAACGACATCCCTGAACTGTTTGATGCTCAGGATTCGAACGACAAGCGGATTCTCATCAGCATCCCGGACGAGTCCCGACCGCTTATTCTGCTGGACTACAATCACGGATTCGATTGGGTTCTCGAGGAGTACGACGGAGAGATCGAGCTGATTCTTCTGGATCGTGATACGCGAACTGTGCTTCGTAGGTCATATCCTGATTATCAGCAGATCGTTACGGACGGTAGTAACATCATGATTCTCTCTACGCATACTACCGACCAGATCGCGCGATTCAGCCACCAAGCCGAAACAGACGGTACGGTTATGCAGCTCAAGCGATCTAATGGTCTGGGTAACTACACTTGGACTGATATACGGTACATCGACGAGGATCACGATCTTGCGTATATCGAGGCCTGCGAGAGTCATTCGAGCGACCTGCATATTCTCGTGTTGACGCAGAAGACACGTCTCATTCCTCAGAGTGAGCCTCACACGTATCTGCTCGAGGGTGAGTACTTCGTCAACAAGACCTCGCTCAAGGCACCACTACGCTGAGGAGCAGACCAATGACCATGTATACCGGTACTGAAGTTCTCCGCGAATTCTGGTTGGAACTCGGTGCTCGCATGATCAGGGAGAATCGTCTCTTCTTTATTCGATTCGAAAAGAGCGAGCGAACATTCCTTGCTTATCGTATCAATTCCACAAAGCAGCTGGCATATATCGATTGCGTCAACATCGACGACCCGACTGCCACACATTGCTTGTTCATTTTCGAGCACTGTCAGACAGTTGTCCGAACCGGATTCAAAGACTCGAGCGGTCGGGATCTCGTACTAGTAGATACGGAGAGTTACGATGAGTGAGTATCTCGTTACTAAGCGTGACGTCGTTAGATATATGAAGGAGCTCGAAGAGGGCTCTGAGGCCTGCAAGAACTACTTCATTCGCGACTCTAACGAAAACAAGACATATCTCATCCATAATGTCAGTACAGATGAGAGTAGTGTACTCTTCAGTGGTGTTGATATTCGTGATCCCACTATCACGAACCAAACTCTCTTGTATGACTACGACAAGATCAAAGTCACCAAGGCAGAGCTGGATGCTGAAGGGCGGAGCATCATCACTATCGACGAGGAGCTTCGAGTTACCTCAGGAGAGCTTCCGTTTATCGTCGATACGTATGAGGCGTTGAACCAGAGAATCGAAGTCGTTCTCGATGGTGAGTCATACTATGTGACAGGCGTCAATACATATTCTGGGGATACACCGTATCTCATTGTGTTGTGGCTTCTTCGTAAGAAGGACGGACGCGTTAAGGACTTCACATCACTAAGGAACATGCTGTGGGTTCGTGATGGAGAAAACAACCGTAAGTTCACAGCGACGGAGGATGTACTGTAATGAGCACCGACATTTTCACCACAATCAAAGACGACCTCGACGAGTACTGGTATCCTCGAATTCTGGGGGTATACGATCGTGAGGAGCCGTTCATCGTTACGAACATTGATCTCGATCGGACTCCTGCCGGAGACGATGTCGTAATTCTTCATGGTCTTTTTACGAACGAGACCATTCGCCGAGAGGTGGGGATCTATCCCGAGGACTTCACGATCGAGCCGAGCGGACGCTGTGGGTCCAAGACCTATCGACTGGCGAAGCGGGAAAAGCAGCCCAAGATCGTGAAGATGTCCGATGCCATCAAGCGCTGGAGTGAACTCTCGGCGTCGGGTGAGCGATTCGAGATCTCCATCAATATCGATGGAAACGAGACGTTCCACGCCCACGACTACTACTGGGACGGTTCCTCGGATTGGGTTGTTCTGAAAGGACACAACGATATCCGTGATGAACACTTCATGTACATCCCCGGATCAACCACAGCAAAGGTCTACGACGATGACGGCGTGTATGTTGTAGACTTCGACCAGATCTTCACGCATTGATCACACAAAGGAGCGCCACCATGACCACCACACCGAAGCTCGTGAACGGCGAACTCATCCTCTCGTCCTGGTACTCGGCGACGGGGCTTTGCCCCTCTCTCGGGAACTACGACAACATCTACGACGGTATCACCACCATCGCGATGACCGAGTCCGCTTGGTATTTTCTGGATGAGAACTGCAACATTCACATGAGGCTCTCGCACGACCACTGGCGTAAGTACGACCACGAGGGGCGTTTCCACTTCCTGTCACTCAAGGCTCGGGAGACCGCTGTCAAGGAAGTCTGCGACGCCATTTCCTCATTCACCTCGTCCGATATCCAGAAGGTTCTCAACCACATCAAGGATCGTCTGGAGGTGCTCAGCGATGAGCTCGAGCGATGAAACCATGCGAGAGGTACACAACTACCTCTTAGGAACCGCAGAGAAGTACATCCGACATGACATTCGATACAGCGAGGTAACACTGATGTCTGACTCACCATTCTCTCTTCGAAACTACAACGCCACTGGTTGGACCTTCACTTGGTACTCTCCCGAGGGCGAGCGCAAGTGGGAGATCGAAGACCTATTCATCGACGGGGAGTGCGTCTACATCGGACCCAAGGCTGACGGTGTCAAGTTGATCACCATCAAGAAGACGCGCGAGAAGCTCAGAATCAACTGGGGTCGACGGACCATCACATATCAGGGTGCGGTCGACGGATTCGACACGTGGGGTGGAGACAATGGGTGACTTCGTCGGAACATTCCCGGAGGTCCGCAAGGCGATGCAGTCGTCCCAGGAGATCCGAGGATTCAACTACTACGTCTTCTGGAACGATGTGATCCCGTCGACACTCAACCCGATGCATATCTGTAGCGGAATCCCCAGCTATGAGATCCTTGCGGACGGACTTGTTATTCTCTTGGATGAGGTCAACGTCGGTAAGACTCTCAGGCTCTACGATTTCGATACGAAGTGGTCTTGGGACGAGACGAACTTTGTTCTGAAGCGGAGTCCGAAGACGTCTGGATACATTCCGAGCTGGGTGAGGATGATGGCCGGTGTCACACAATGAGAGGGCGCTACTGGGTGAACTTCTGCTTGCGGATCGCATCCGCTCTTATCGAGAGCCTCGAAGCAATCGCAAGTGGATTTTTCGCATTCTTGGATCTGTTGGCGGCGGGGGTATGTGCTCTGAACCGATTCTCACGAAGAGTGGGTTCATTAAGTTTACGGCACGCTGCCTCTGCTCCGAGATCATGACCCGGCAGGACAATCCTCTTCTTGAGGTTGACTACGCCGCACGCGTTATTCGGCTGCACGAGTACGACAAGGACCACCCTTGGTACAGTGCCGCAACTCTGGGGAACAGCGCGGTATACTACCGTTCGACCCTGATCGCCGACGAAGGTAACTTCCCGGCTGCCTGATCCCTCTCAGGGAGGCTCTTGGATCATATTGGTCTGAGAGCCTCCCCACACCCATTATATTTCACGAAAGGACCACCCATGCTTATCAACCACGACATCTGTGACCGCTATTTCCCCGAGTACGACATGGTCGGGCGCTGGATCGGAAACCTCGTCAACCATCCGGACTACTACATCTCAGAGGAGGGGCGTGTCATCCGTTACCGCAAGTCGACTGGTAACTCATATCTCAGGGCGCTCTGTGTGGGACAAAGTGGGTATTACACGACGAATATCCGGGAATTAGAGACTGGCAGGAACCGGATGTTCTACAACCATATCCTCGTCTACAAGGCCTTCGTAGGCGATTACGATCCGTCAACACATAATCTCTGGTTCATCGACGGAGACCCGCTAAACCCTCGTCTCGATAATCTTGAGTTGATCACTCGTTCCGAGAAGGGTAAACGAGTCGACTACATGAAGCGTGACGTTGACTGGTCCGCCATTGTTGACGAGTTCGGAGCACTGGTATGAACATCCCGGGGAGGATCTATAATGCAGCTACGGCCGCATCAGCGAGAGGCTTTGCAGAAACTATCGAGCGGCAAGGTTTTATGCGGGTCAGTTGGCTCGGGGAAGAGTCTGACGGCGGTGGTCTACTGGTATACGACGATCTGCGGGGGTGGTGTGAACCCTCTGAGAGCCAGACGGACGCATATCCCGTGCTATGTGATCACGACCGCCAAGAAAAGGAATGACCGTGAGTGGGATCTCGAGTTCGCCAGAGTAGGTATAGATAGGAGTGATGAGAATGGCGTCGCACATGTTCTTGCCTGGAATGAGATCCACAAAGTGGAGAACGTCTCCGACGCGTTCTTCATTTTCGACGAACAGCGAGCAAGTGGGTCTGGCAAGTGGGCTAGAACTTTCATCAAGATTGCTCGACGAAACCGATGGATCATGTTATCCGCAACTCCTGGAGATATATGGCTCGACTATATACCGCTGTTTGTCGCAAACGGATTCTACCGAAACAGAACAGAGTTCTTGCGGAGACACGTCGTCTTCAACAACTTCGCCAAGTTCCCCCAGGTCCAGCGATATCTCGAGACGGGGGTTCTTGAGCGTCACAGAAGACAGATCCTCGTTGACATGCCTGTCGAACGACATACGGTACGAGTTCGACGTTCTATTCATGTAGACTACGATAAGGAACCTTATGAACGAGCACTCAAGACAAGATTCAACCCCTTCACAGATGAACCGGTACCCAACGCTGGTGCACTCTGCTACCTGCTCCGGAGACTTGTCAACGATAATCGCCGAAAGTATCATGCTGTTCTCGGCATTCTCGAAAGGCACCCCCGACTGGTGGTCTTCTACAACTTCGACTACGAACTCGATATCTTGCGAGGTCTTGAGGGAGAAGGTTACCGGGTTGCTGAGTACAACGGACACCGGCATGACCCCTTGCCTGAAGGATCCAACTGGGTCTATCTAGTTCAGTACACTTCTGGCGCAGAAGGATGGAATTGTGTCACGACAGACACTATGGTATTCTTCTCTCTGAACTATTCTTACCGAACCATGGAACAGGCTGAAGGTCGAATCGATCGACTCAACACGCCATATTCCAAGCTGAACTACTATCGTCTGATGACGGATGCTCCGATCGACAAGGCGATTCTGGCGGCTATTGGTAGGAAGAAGAAGTTCAACGAACGGGCTTTTGTGGACGCCTTGTAGTGTCTATGAGAGTCTGTTTGGGCTGTACGGACGCCATCACTGCCCAGGGTTCTGTACCATTTTTGGTGGTACAAAGTGGTACAAGCGCGGAAAAAAGTGGTACAAACCGCTTCAAACGCCATCACTAGACCCTGGGCAGTATGGGCATTGTACCATTTTTGTACCATTTTTGTACGTTTGCCATCACTACCCCTAAAACGTTGCAATTCCAACGAAAAGTGGTAATCTTGTACCATTTTACCACTTTTTTCTCTATTAATGGTTGAAAAGTAAAAATTGAAGAAATAAAAAAGAAGTGCGAGATTTTTTGGTACAATGGTACAAATACATCACTGCCCCCTTGTGAGAAACTTCGCATATAATGAATAGAAGGAGCAAAATGGGGCTAAACCGCTCTTTTTACCGTGCGCCATTTGCTACCATGGCGTCTAAGGCTTTCGTGTCCTTTCGGCCTCTCGGTATCAGAGTAGAGATTATGGGGATGATCCGCGTTTAGTGACCCTTTGCTCCTTCTATGTAAGCTTCTCACGAAAGGACATCGTGAATGGCTCGAGAGAGCATATTCCAAAAAGGTTTGATTCGAGAGATCAAACAACGCCTTCCGGGATGCCTGGTTCTCAAGAATGACCCGAACCATATTCAAGGTATTCCCGATCTCACGGTTCTTTACCAAAACCGTTGGGCTTTTCTCGAAGTGAAGAAATCGGCCGCTGAGCCACATCAGCCTAACCAAGACTACTACATCGAGAAAGCCAACGCCGCTTCGTTCGGCGCGTTCATATTCCCGGAGAACAAGGAGCACGTTCTTCATGAACTGGAACAAACACTTAACCCTGGAGGGAGCGCACGCATTTCTTAGTGCGTCCAAGTACTCATGGTTGAACTACGACGACGAGAAACTTCTGAGTACATTTGCGACTGCGCAAGCCGCTGCGCATGGTACGCGTTTGCATGCGCTCGCTGCGGAGCATATTCGACTCCGTATGAGGATGCCCCGGAACAAGGCGACCTTTAATGCGTATGTGAATGACGCCATTGGATTCAAGATGGATCCTGAGGTCGTTCTCTTTTATTCGATCAACGCATTCGGGACCGCTGATGCTATTTCCTTCGACGACCGGAAAGGCTTCCTTCGGATTCATGACCTGAAGACAGGAAGCGGTCGAGTTAAGATGGATCAGTTGATGGTATACGCCGCATTGTTCTGCCTCGAGTATGGTGAGAAGCCGGCATCTCTGGATTATGAGCTCCGGATCTATCAGAATGATGATGTCCAGATCTTCATCCCTGAGATGGATGATATCTCGCACATCATGTCTCGAATTGTTCATTTCGACAAACTCATCGAGAAGGCTAAGGAGGAATCGTGATATTCTCTGACGAAGACCATGACGACTACTTGGCCCATTATGGTATGCCTCGTAGGTCTGGTCGATATCCTTGGGGATCGGGCAAGGAGCCGTATCAGTCCGCTCACGGATTCAAAGGGCAAGTCGAGGCGCTTCGCAAGCAAGGTATGAGTCAGGCTCAAATCGCTAAGGCGATGGGGCTTACTACGACTCAACTTCGAGCGCATATTACGAACGCTAATGCGGAGCTTAAGGCTGATAAAGTCCACCGTGCCCTGGAGCTGAAGCAGAAGGGTTTATCTACATCGGCCATCGGTCGTGAGATGGGACTTAACGAGAGTTCTGTCCGAGAACTCTTGAAGCCTGATGCTCTCGCCCGCAAGGATAAGATCTCCAAAGCCGCCGATATTCTTCGTGAGGATGCCGACAACCGTAAGTATATTGACTTCGGCACCGGCGTTGAACTCAACCTTGGTGTTTCTAATGAGCAGCTTAAAGCTGCCGTCGAGATGCTTAAGGAAGAGGGTTACGAAACCCACGATGTTTATCTGAAGCAGGCTGGAACGGATCGATACACAAATATCCGAGTCCTGACTCCTCCCGGAGTACCCAAATCTGAGGTGGTGAAGAACCTTGATAAGATTCGTACTCCTGGTGTTGTCGTCAATGATGGGGATATCACTACTGGTATTCGTAAGCCTACTAACCTCGACTCGAAACGGCTCGAAGTTAAGTATGGCCCGGACGGCGGTAGCGATATGGATGGTGTCATTGAGCTTCGTCGCGGTGTTCCTGACCTCGATCTGGGTCGTAGCAGCTATGCTCAGGTCCGTGTTGCTGTGGATGGTAGCCATTATCTAAAAGGTATGGCTATGTATTCTGATGATCTTCCTAAAGGCGTTGATGTTCGATTCAACACCAATAAGAAGAACACCGGAAACAAGCTCGACGCACTCAAGCCTCTGAAGTCTGACCCCGATAATCCATTTGGTGCGACTATTCGTCGTCAGATGGAGTACACGGGTAAAGATGGAAAGAAGCATCTGTCACCGCTTAACCTCGTCAACGACGAAGGCTCTTGGGATTCTTGGAGTAAGTCTCTGGCTTCCCAGTTTCTTTCTAAACAGAGTCTTGACATGGCTAAGCGCCAGCTCGGCATTACTCGCAAGAAGTTTGAAGATGACTTGCAAGAGATTATGTCTCTCACGAATCCTGTTATTAAACGAAAGCTTCTTGAGAAGTTTGCAGAGAACGTCGATTCCGCATCAGTACATCTGAAGGCCGCCGCTCTTCCGCGACAAGCTGCTCAGGTTCTCCTTCCGCTTAAGAACATTAAGCCTAATGAGATCTATGCCCCCAACTTCAAACATGGGGAGCGAGTGGCGTTGGTCCGGTATCCTCATGGTGGAACGTTTGAAATCCCCGAGCTTGTTGTCAATAACAAGTTTAAGGACGGTAAGCGACTCATCACACCTAAGGCTAAGGATGCTGTAGGTATTCATCCCTCGGTTGCTGAGCGTTTGTCCGGTGCAGACTTCGATGGAGATAATGCGGTAGTCATCCCTCTCGGCGGAACCACTAAAGTAAAGACCACACCCACCCTTCGTGGCCTTAAAGGTTTCGACCCCAAGACCGCATACCCTGCGGTTCCTGGTATGAAGCGTATGACCAATACGCAGACTGAGATGGGAAAGATCAGTAACCTTATTACTGACATGACTCTCCACGATGCTAAGCCCTCGGAGATCGCTCGAGCCGTTCGCCATTCTATGGTGGTTATCGATGCCGAGAAACACGGATTGAATTACGTTCAGTCAGAGAAAGATAATGGTATTTCTCAATTGAAGAAGAAGTACCAGAACGGAGGCGGTGCCTCTACCCTTATCTCACTGGCTAAGTCTAAGGCTTATGTTCCTGAGCGTAAACTTCGACGCGCCTCCGAAGGCGGTCATATAGATCCGAAGACTGGTGAACTCATTTATAAGGAGACTGGTAGATACTATACCAAGACCCTTAAGAATGGAACCACCAAGAAGGTTTATTATCAGACCAAGACAAATAAAATGAGCACTGTGAAGAATGCCCATTCATTGTCATCAGGTACTGATATGGAAGCTTTATATGCTGAGCACGCCAATAAACTAAAGGCCATGGCAAATAAAGCACGCCTCCAATCTATTCGTCAACCATCTTTGGTAAAGAACCCCCGTGCTTCACAAGAGTACGCCCCTGAGGTTAAGTCTCTCCGGGCTAAGCTTAATACCGCCCTTCGTAATAAACCCCTAGAGCGCCAGGCTCAGGCGGTTGCTAAGGGTGTGGTGGATGCCAAGCGGGCCTCTAATCCAGACATCGATGATGAAGAGATTGCAAAGCTTGAATCGATGGCGCTTAAGACTGCACGTCACAGACTAGGAGCCGATAAGGCAGGTAGTCGGGTGACACCTACTGCTAAGGAGTGGGAGGCCATCCAGAAGGGTGCTGTCTCTAACCACTTCCTTGAGCAGATCGTAGATAATGCAGACATCGAGTACATCAGGCAGCTGGCAACACCTCGAACTCAACGAGGACTGACAGACTCTCAGGCTGCGCGAGCTGAGGCTATGTCAAGGAACGGCGCGACTACTGCTGAGATAGCTGAGGCGCTCGGCGTGTCCACGTCCACTGTTCGTCGTGCGATCAACGAATGAACTCATCAGAAAGGAGAGAGCACACACCATGCTGGTAAGTAGGTTGACAACAACTGACAATCCTTATGACCCCTTTGATGAGTTTGATAAGTGGTACCTCTGGGACATCCAACACGGGTACCATACCTCTGCCTACCTAGGTAGGGTAGCTAGGACGTCTTCAGATCTTTCAGTTTTTGATGACAACTTAGCGAACGATCAAGCGATTGACGAAATTATAGAAATGAATTTGACCGGGGTATACCGAAAGGTGACCAGGGAAGTCGAAGTTTGATTTCATTTCGAAATTTCGTCAGACGGGGGGAGGGCTCGCAAAAAAGCACCGCCCCCTGTCAT